AACAAACCACAACTTTATTGTAGTTTCCTTCATCCAAAAATCTTCTTGTTGTGTTTAAGAAATGCCAAATCCCACCAACATGTTCTCCTTTATTATAAAAATCTTTGACTCCACAAACTCCAATCTTTAGTAGATTGTTGCCATCAATAACAAGAGTTTTAATCATTTGTATTTTTTATATTATTCGTCAATATCATCATCAGATTCGTCCAAAGAATAATCTGAATAACCTAATTTTGTTTCCCAATAATCTGAATATTCTTTTTTATAGTTATCCAAAGATTCTTTTGTGTCTGTAATATAACCTTGTGGTACTGCAATAATCTTACCATCTTTATACCCAAGACCGTTAACGTGATTTTTTAATATAGAAATTTTTGTTCTAATTGCAAACGATACTTTTCTACCATTCTTAGTTGCATCAATGTGACTAATACCCGCTTTTTTCTGATTACCAAATAAGAACACTAATGAGGACGCCAACCATACCGCTTCACCCCCTTTAGCCTTGATTTCAGGTTGTCCAAATGGATTATCAGGAAGTAACACCCAAGGTTGATTTAAAATAACCAAAGTGTTGTAATATGGGTACTCTTCTTTTTTAGATTTTGAAATCCTTGAATGAATTCCCATACCAATCTTATCCGCAAGTACCTTAGCGTTGTGCATTCCACCACCTTTTCCATCAAAAGTCATCTGACAAGGCACACTACCAATACTATCCCATAAAAACAATAGGTTATAAGGTATATCTCCTTTTTCTTGAGAATCAAGAATATCATTAATGAATTCTGTTGCTTGTTCAATAACATCAAATGAATCGTTAAAAATGAACATACCATCATACTCACCAAGTTCGTTTTTCTCAACCTGTAACCCTAATTCAATTGCATGTTCCCAAGACCATTTTTTCTCAGTAATAATAAAAACAGGTAGATGACCCTTTTTCTGAGCATCAGCCGCCGCCAATATCATTGCCGTTGTTTTTGAAGTATTTGAGTGCCCCAAGAACATGTTAACACCCCCCATTACAGGTCCGGGTAACCCACAAGAGTTCATAAACGCCTCACCACAATTATAAAAACTTTCGGGTTTATATTTTGTTTTAGTAGAAAATTTATTTTTTATTGCGTCTAAGCTAAATTCTTTCTTTTTCAATGCCATAATAATCAATATTTGTTATAAAAAATATATATAAAAAAACGGGAACTTTAAATGGTTCCCGCCTAATTTTTTGTTGTTAATAAACTTAGAATGGTAGGTCTTCATCCACATCGTTGTTCGCTTGTGGATCTACGATTGGTGTTTCAACTTTTGTTTCAGTTCCCCCACCAAGAGAAATCTCAGTTTCATCACCGTAAACATATTTTTTAAGTTCAGAACTCCACATTGGTGTTTCTCCAACAGCAACCGCCTCTAAATATTCCACAGGTTTTTTAGCGTAAACATCTTTCCAAGTAAGTTCATCTAACATCCAACCCTCCATAATTTCACTATCAGTGTGGATAGGTGCTGGATCATCATACATAATAGTTTGAACCACAGTATATTCTTTACCTTGTGGTGTTTTTGCTTTGATTAATTCGATAATTAAATCTCGTCCTTTTTCAGAATCAGTTAAATCACCTTTTGCTTTCCAAATAGGTAGGATTTTATCCAAGACACCTTCTTGTTTGTAATTGTGTTTGAATCTCCAAAACTTAACTCCGTCTTGTTCGTTATCACGATTAATAACTTTTACAATGTAAAATAAACGTGAACGGTACTGAGACGCCAAATCTTTGTCTTCTTTTTTTCCTGTAGCAATAAGTTCATTATAAACTTCTGTTAGTGGAGAACGTTCGTTGTCATTTTTTTCAGGGTCATACAACTTAACCCATTGTCCGTTAACTTGAATTTCGTGGTACCAAACTTCTACAAATGGTGATGAACCATCTTTTGTAGGTAGGATACGAATTCGTCTTTGTGCGGATTTTTCATTTTTTTGAAGAATTGCTGAAAAGTATCTTTTCAATCTTTCTTCTTGTGAAATGTTTTGTTTTTGTGAACTCGGTGTTGAGTTCTTTTCGTACTGTGCTAACACAGCATCAATTGAATTTGCCATAGATTTTTTTTTTAATTTATACTCTTTTATCTACAACAATTATAAGTGATTTTTAATAAATGTCAAATAAAAAAGGTGTCTATTGACACCTTATTTTTATAATCTAATTCTTCTTCTTCGTGATTCTTTAATGTCATCATATTCATTGAAGGTTCCTTTGATTTCATTAGGTGAAAAATCTTCAACATCATCAGATGTTAAGACATATTCGTTTTTACCTGTTTCTTCCATTTCATCTTTTTTGTCGTCAAAAAAATCACTTAGTTTTTGGTTATATGGGTAAGAGTCTAATGACCTTAACATTAATTTTTCTTCGGGTGTTTTTTCTCTGTATTTATCAAATTTTGTTTCAAGACTATTAATCTTATCCATAATTTGGTCCATGTTAACTAATTTACCTTCTAAATCATCTAATTTAGAAAATAAACTATCCATAAATTCATCTTGTTTAGATTTAATATCATTTTGTGCCGTTACTAAATCAGTGATATCAATTTCCTCAGTATCTCCATCACTTTCATTATCTTCATCACCAACTTCCTCAACATCAGGATCATTTTCAATATCAACGGGTTCGGGAACTGTTGGTGCGTCTCCTACCGCGGCATCTGCCGGTGGTGTATCTCCCGCTGCTGGTGGGGGTGGCATCGCACCCATATCAGGTGCTGGAGGTGGTGGTGGTGGTGCCCCCGCATCTCCTCCTAACTCAGGTTCAGGCTGTTCATTTAAAACATAAGAATTAATCTGGTTAAATCTTTTTAATTCTTCTAAAATTTTTCTTTCTATATTCATTTTTAATTTTTTTTAACCATTTAATAATGTTTTAACACCTGTAGGTGTTTCAACTTTTAATGTTCTATTTGTTTTCATTGTGTTGTCCACTCTTTCTATTAAACCATCTTTCATTCTAATAGTATAACAATCACCAGTGTCTAAATCACAAACTTGCTGAGTTCCGTTCCCGTTATCTTTTTGAGTAACACGAGTATCTTTTTTTAAATAATCGTCTAATAAATCTTTTGTTGTCATAATTATATTTTTTATATAAATATATCAATACTATGGAACTTCAGTATCTGCCCTGAATTTTTTAACTCCTCTAGTGAATATATTAATATATGCCTTATATGATGGGTCGTTAAGTGATTTCCTATCGGTTTGTCCGGTGTTTGTATTTATAGTTACCGTAAATTTATCATAAACTTCTTGAGCGGTTTTACCTACTCCATCAAAAATAAACGGAGTGTCCCAAGAATACCTTTTTATTTGGTATAATGTTACTCCTAATCTTACTTGTTTCATTTCAACCGTATTTGATATTGCCATTCCAGATATTGCGGGATCATTTAAAATTGATGCCTCAGTATTAATGATGTAAAGTTGTTTTATTAATGATATAGTTGAAGTATAATACGAAATCATAAAGTCTATTGGTTCGTTGTACCCACTAAAAGCCGCAATAGGTCTAATAATACTATCAGTAAAGTTTTTACATACCTGTGCCTTTATATAATTATCTAAACTTCCTCCATGTTTTATCGCAGTTAAGATGTCATATAAATTATGGTTTTGACAAGTAATGTAAGTGTCTGATATTACCGTTATTTCATTAAATAACCCTATTGATGCAAAATTATATGTTAACGACTGCATTATTTTATTATTTGTTAATCCCGTTATTTTAACTCCTAAATCAGTCAAACTTATTGTTGTTGCAGTATTTGATGTGAAAGGGATTGTTTTATAGTCAGGAACAACTTTATCAATACAATCAGTGGTAATGGTATTGTTAAGACTCGTTAACGTTGGGTTGGTGTATGCGGTTGTTGATAATACGTTTCCAGGAGTTCTAGCCTTTAATGTTGTTTTTTTCCAATTTTCTTTAAATTCTCTATTAATAGAAACCGTAAAACTATCAGGTGTTGGTAGTGAGTATAATGGCATTCTAATACCTGTAAAGTCCGTTTTGAAATCTCCTGGCGATATATTATGGTTTACTTCTGTAACCCAATAAGGTCCATAGAATAACGGAATATGTCTTAAATTAAAATACATTGTTGGTTGTATCATTGCATTACCTAATGATTTAACATTACACGTATAAGATCTAGTTCTATATATATTATATAATGAAACCGTTTGTTGTGCTACGGTATCTCCACCAGCTGTTGCTCCTAATT